TAAGCAGCGCGATAGACTTTGCAATCGACACGAAAATATCAGCGATTTTTTTTATTAAGTTTTTTGTTTTTTCAGATAATTTTCTCATATTGACAAAGTATTGTGTCGCGCTTATCGCGCGAGGGCTAAAAAGGCGCGAACACCGGTGCTACGCGCGCTACGCTTGCTAACTCCCGTCGCTATCGCTCGGTCGGTAAAACTGTCACAGTGAATAAGCAAATTGTAGTTTTTGACTAAATTACGTGACCAAGCGAGTGCGAACATCCGCGCTTCTATTTATGCTTTACGTAAACAGTCTTAACAGAAGGACGATTGTAAAGATAAGCAAGTTTTTCCTGAGCGAGCGAATACGAGAGGTACGATTGAAACGCACTTAAAGCATTTTGACCGAGTGTACTGCTCATTTTTGCATACGGAGCGGAAGCGGAAGCCTGCGCCGAGTTTGCCGTTGCGGTTTGACCGACAGAGCCTGCGGGACTGCTTGCGCCGGCGTTATTGTACGCAAGCGCGGGGTTAAGTCCTGCTGCCTTTAAGTCGGCGATTCCGCGTTGATATGCGGTGTTTGACATACGCTCTTGAAAATCGCGGTTTAACTGTGACTGTTCTGCCGAAAATTGACGCGATTTTTCAGCCTCAAAAGCCGAAAATTGACGTGCGATTTCAGCCTGTTGCGCATTAAACTTCTGTTCTTCCTGACGCGCTTTCTTTGCGAGAGCAGAATTTATTCCCGTCGTAACAAGATTTCCAAGACCGCCAAGAGCGGCACCGCCTAACATCAAAGCAGTTAAAGACATACAATCACCGCCTTAATGGTGGTCAATAAGACCAGGCACGCTATAAACGGGCATAGGACGTATCATTTCGTTTTCGGTGTAAATGTCGATTATGAACTGATTTGCGGTTGCGGACGGCACAGCAAGCGCGCGGTCAAGATACTCTTTCGTTTCCGATAAGAACTGATTACCGAGGATAGGCGCATTCGCGTAATTATCGCCCAAATGCCAAATATCCAAAGGATTAGTCGCGGTAGAACGCAACTCACCCGAAATGCGCGACGGCTTATACCTGTAATCTGCCCAAGCCTCTTGATAACCAAAAACGTCTTTCGTGTTGTCTTTGGTTTTATCAAAGAACAATTCGCTTTGATATACGGGCTGCTCGCCGATATTCGCAAACACCGGGTCATAAAAATCAGTACGTTTTTTACGAGTCCAAAACTTTTCAAGACCTTGCTGATAAGTGTGATGTTGCCTTACGCACATAACGCCGATAACGAAGCCGTGTTCAACGAAACCTTTCGTGAAACCGCTTCGACCGCTTGACAACGAGTACGCGCCGACCTGACCGACAGTGTTTTCACCCTCGCCAGGGGCTGTTTGCTCGACCTGCTCAATAGAAACAGGAAGCCGCGCACCACCGAGAAATTCGGGAACTTGCATACGCGAATCAGGCGACGTAACGCCGAAATGCGATTGAAGATATTCACGATAACGCGTGCCGCCGCGTGCGTCCTTTTCAAGCATTTTTTGAAGCTGAAAAGCAAAACGCAAGTCGTTTACATTACTCGCTGTTACATCCGTCATATCGGCAACCAAATTCATATATGCCGCTCCGTCAGTCGAAATTGTACTGCTATTGGCATAAGCCAAACCCTTTCCGCCTGCAACGTTATTTACAGATAACGTAGAAGAAGAAAGTTCAACATTCGCATCGTTAAAAAATTTCGGTCTAAATTTAGACGCCAAATTCGTTCCATTCTGCACAGGAGCATTTCCCAAAATAGGAATTGTTACTGCATTACCTTTTTGAGGCGAAGGAAGCGCAGACGTGAAATAATCGTGCAACTTGCACACAGGAGCAGGGAACGCTTGAATATAGTTATTCGGCGACCATTCGGCAGTAGTCGAACCGCCGACATAGTCCTTATTGATTATCGCAACGGGGTCTTGATTGTTTTCGTCGCGGAAAAACTCATTCCAAATCTTTGCATAAGCATTGAACGGAAGAAGAGAAACGATAGGCGCACTTGCGAAATTATCGCCGAGAGGAAGTCCGAAATAGTCCGCAATCGAACCTTGCTTGACTTGCTGAATTTTTGCCGTATAAACGTTTTGCGGCGTTTGAGGCACCCAGTGTCCTTTTGTGTTTTCGCCCATAACTTCCGCCCATTTATCCATCGAAAGACGATTCGGAACGAAAAAATAATAAACGTCCAAAAACAAATTATCCATAATCGGACGTATCAACGCCGAAGAAATACGGCAAACTTCGTTCATACGAAGTTTGAATGTATCACCGGGCAAAACCTCGATTATGTCAAAAGGAATCAGTTTGCCCATATTGAAAGAAGTTTTATGGTGATAACGACTCGTAAACTTTGAACGCGAAATATTTATGTTTGGAACAGTAGAGAAATTACTCATTGACTACACCCCCACACACAAAAAGAGGCTTTTCAAGTGCCTCAATCGTCCCTTTGACACTGTCAAAAGTGCCGATTTTGTATAGTTCGCAATCAGTAGGCTCAATGCCTTGACTTGCCGACTGTTGCAAAATAAAATGAAAACGCCTTTCCGCGCATTCTTGATTGATTTCAACTTGCGGGTTGCTGTACATACCCGCTTTTTTATCATAAATAGAATAAAGTTCGTAGACCATTTTTATACCTCCTTACAGTCTGTATCCGCCGCGCATATTACGCGGTGCAAGATTTTTACGAGAAACGCGACTTGCAGTACGTCTGAAATTACGCTTGTTAGCTCTCTTCGACATTCTCTTTCTTCTCATTCTTTTGTTCCTCCACTTTTTCAGTCGATAAATCTTTATCGACAATTTCCTTAACTTCGGCAGCAGTTTTTTCAATCGCAGCATAAATCTCGGATACGCTCATAGACAACGGCAGATTGTACTTTTCACGATACATTTCAGCAGTGTCAATAAGACTTGCCATTTTCAAAAGGTCATTGCCTCTTTCAGTTTCGTCAAGATCGACTATACCCTCAATAGGAACTTTGCCGTCATGAACAGGCGGATAACCGCCAAATTTATCAAGGATAACATCCAAAGCACAATCTTTATTACTTTGAATTTCCTCGAAAAGGTCGCGCTTGACAGGTTTCTCGACAAGACACTCGCGGACGCCGTCCCAATCATAATCAGTTACGAGATAGTCAAACGTTTGTTGATACACAGGCTTTTTTTGCTTCATAAGCAACCTCCAAAAAAATATTTATTGAAAAACAATATCTGTATCATGAATGAAACCTTGATATGTTTTATGATCGATTTCGTATTTCGGTCTATACCCACTTTCCGAAACTTTATTCAGCAACTCAACAATCATTTTCTGTTCAGTTTCTTTATCATAATTACTCGTATAAGTATAGGCTCTAACTCTCAACTTCCCTGTTTTGCTTTGAAAGTAAACAGTGAAACCTTTAATTGCCTTCTTGATTTCTGTTGCTTCTTGTTTTGTCATTTTTTAATAGAAACCTCCAAAAAAATATATGCAAACACAAGGTTTACAATTTTATTCTATCAAGCCATCAAGGCGGCTGTCAACTGAATATTGATAATTTTTTTCAAAATCTTCAATTTTTTGTATCCTGCGTTCATATTCGCCTCGTAAATCATATCTATAAGCATGTTTTCGTACTTCTCTCAACTCGTCTTTGGTAATTATACCGAGATCAATCGCCTTCTTATCATAGTATCGCGGAACAGAATACTTTTTTCCGCGAATATAAAAACCATCAACATCGTAATTAAGAGATTGAAGCGCAGATAAGCCAATATAATGACTAAAACAATTATACGGCTTTTGACACTTATCTTGAATACGATTAAACTTTTGAAGATACTTCGAAGTATATAACGCAGTATCAAAAGTAATTTCACCAACAGTGATAAAACCTTTGCCCCAAAGTTTTTCAACTGTTTTAGATTGATACAACGGACAATCACCTGACGTATAAAAATACGTTAAATCTTTCGGCATCCAACCAAAAATTAAAGCATGATAATGAGGACGTCCACCTTTCGAGCCATACTCACCGCACATAATATACTTGATTTGCGTTGGATATATCGACTTACGAAGCCGTTTCATAAACTTTTGAAAATCGTCCTTATGCAACTCTCCGTCAGTTTTGGAATACGTCAAAGTTATAAAACAATTATCTTTATGCGTACGAGCCTCTAAAACAGCACGCACAGCCCAATTTATAGAGCGGTTGATACAACACTCGATACATTGTCCGCAACTCAATTCTATGACACTTCCTGCCTGTACAGAGCCTGACGAATGCCAATCGATAACAAACTTGTTATCTTCAATTTCAAAATTTTTCCTAATAGGGTTAAGACACATAATATCACCTCTTTTTGTGTGGGGGGGTGTCAACTGGCAATAATAATCAAGTAATTACTTATATATATAACTATCCCGCGCACAGGCGTGCGCGGGAGGTAACAAGGTTGCCGCATTATTGCTTATCAGCAAAATGCGATTTTATAAGCGCGATAAGCAGCG